ATGCTGCCGAATAATAGATGTATGCAGACATTGCTACACTACAATCTACATCAGCAGGAATATATATATTCGCGCAAGCATTTTCATCACTACTTGCATCAAATGATATTGCCGTTGGAATTGTACCGCCTACAAGCACCTCAGTAGAGGTAGGTTGTAGGTTAAAATGACCCGCCGGTATCCATAGTGTGCCAGTGGCTCTATCAAGAAGCCGGACGAGATCACCTTGGCTCATTCCCCGTGGATTGATTTTAGCCATTGTGTTATTCTCCTATTAAAAGCCCTATGTAAAGTACCGTAGTGACGGTTTACGTTTACGACGGGATCTTTTCTTTTTCTTTTTACCCTTAGAGCCACCCTTCTTATCTCCTGCCATAGACATTGCTATCGCTACAGCTTGATCTTGAGAATAGCCCTCTTTTTTAAGTTTTCTAATTTTTGCGCCGACATCCACTACTATCCCTTGGCCGGCTTTGGCATCTGACCCTGTGCCTGCTGCATCATCATCTGAGCCATCTTTTCCTCTTCTATCGTCTGCTTGATGTCATCAGCCGATTCAATGTCCGACAACTCCAGCCACAACGGGAATAGCGATTGAAATCCCATCTGAATCATCTGGCCTACCTGCTCCGCCTTCATCGCCCGCATTGTGGGTGAGTTCATTCCGTCATCCAACTCAACATCAAAATTGGTGTTGGTGAAATTGCTCAGGAAACGGTTGATTACCGCCTGCTCCGGCTGGTCCTCTTCCTTTATCTGATAACCCAAAATGCGATTGATCTTTTCCGGCGTCCAGAACTGCTGCATATTGCGAATACATAACTCTAACACCTGACGCTTGGTTTTATCCAAATTATCCATCTGCTCCTCTAGCGTCAGCATTCCCTGACGAATTCGTGTCTGAGCTGCAAAACCGGACTCCTTGGAAGAAGTGGCTTTGCCCATCAATGGATCTGTGGCGCCAGAGATCTCCTTGGCATCAATGGCCGCCCGCTCTTCCATCGCTGCCGCCGTGGAAACCAACGACAGATGTGAAGTAGACCACTGCTGCATAAAATCGGAAATACGCTTTCCCTTCATCCCCGGGATGCCGACCCATTCCCCAGCCGATGACGCTTTATTCATCTGATCTGGTGAAATAGTGCCTTCAATAAAAACACCGCCGCCCCGAGGTGTGCGGTTTAAGATGTCCAGCGCCTGTGACCGTCGTTTGTTCTTCTCACGCTGAGGATCCTTCATATTTTCCACCAGCCCGAAAGTTTCCATAATGCCACCGACATCCTCAAAATAATAGAAATACGGCACCAGAGGAAACTGATTGTGCGAATATGGATTGGTCTGCCGATCTATCAACAAACGCCCACCACTGAAAACAGTCACATAAGTCTTGGGCACTGAACGTGCCAGAATGTTAAAATCAATCCGTGGAATCGGCTCGCGCTCAATCGCCTCCATCTTGGCCTCCGCCATACGATACCTGGCAATAGCCTCTTCCGCCTTACGCTTGGAATCGTAACCAGTGTCAGACATCTTGTTAGTCTGCTGATTAACCAGATAATACTCCGTCTCCCAATCACGCTCCCATAACTCTACTACCCGTGCCCGCTTCTTGATCTTGTCAATATAAGTCGCCTCGTTAATGAACGAACCGGTAGTATAACGCGAACCGTACTCTACATCTATATCAGACTCTTCCGGCGGCGTGGTGTCAAGATCAGTTGCCATTATATCTTCAATCTTGGTCAAGTCCGACAATTCATCAGGATAAAGACTCTTTAACTTGGATAAGGTTAACCACTTGGTCCGCGCCAAACGCGACCATTGCGAAGTGTCCGGCGAATCAGCCTCGGGATCTATCAAAACGTGCGCCCACGACTCACGCTTAACAAAAATCTCACCGGTAAACTCTAGCCCCGGCTCCACATAAATATCAACCCAGCCACGTCCAGTAATAACACCGTCCTTGTGTATGCGGGAAAAAACATTCTGCATCTGCTTGCCACGATCAAGATAAAAAAGCAGTGACGTGATTAACTCCGCCTCTTCATCATCACTGAACTCTACTGGACGAGCCTTCCACCTGGTACGCTGCTGACGCTCTATTCCTACCACCAGATTGACCTTGGGCTTGATAATGTTTAACTGCAACGGCGGACGATTCTCATTACGCAACTTATCTAAATCATCGTTCGACCACTGACCCTCACCAAAACTGCCGGTGTAAAAACGCGACGCCTCTTTGGCAGATTCAATAAAATCCTTTTCCGCTGAAAACATTGCGTCAAAAACTTCGTGCAATACCTGTAATGTGTCAAAATCGCTCATATACCCATCCAACTATTGTCGCCCTTACCCCGCATCGCTAACCTGTACCAGTCCACACCCCAGTCAACTTGCTTTTTCACTGGCCTGGCATCTTCAACGTAATGCACCAAATACCGCAAGCAATCCATCGCGTGATCATTAACCTTGACCGCCTCTTCAAATAACGGCCTGTCACCGTGACCGTACCGCAATTCCTTCCACTTAAAATCAATTATCTCCTCACGCAATGGCTCCATCTGAGGTACATTGAAAAAAACTAACCTGGCATAACCGTCATCCGCAGGACTTAAATAACGCCCCACACGATCATACCCCGCCCGCTTATCATTCTTGGCCGGCTCCCAGTAAATACCGTAATCACCCCACTCATCAGCAATCGTCATACCGTCACGCTCAGTACGCATAATCGACGGATCTGCTAAAAATGTGTAACGCACATCCTTGCGCAACCTGTCCTTAACCATTACCGCTAACTCAGCAATCGGAGTCTCAACTTCGTAAATCAAATTGTAAATGAAAATCTTGCCCTCATCATCCGTGGCTGCAAATATAATTGCCGAAGGATTCTTGTAACCGTAATCATATACCACATAATGATTGTACCACGCCGGAATGTTCCACGGCTTTATGAAATGTACCTTCTCATCAAACATCGGATAAACTAATCCGGCAAAATCATCCCAATTACAGTAAACATACCGCTTTACCCACGCAGCGGGCATACTCAATAACTCAGTAATGTAATCGGCAGGCAAATAAGGATTGTCAGAATACGCCCGCACCTCCGCCTCAGTAACTGGAGCCTCAACACCCGGCGACCAAGTACGAGTCTCTATTAAACGGTACTTCTTCGGCACTCGATTACCATCCTTCTTCCAACGCTGCCATACCCAATTGTGTCCCGCAGGATTACAGGTGTGAAACGAACAACGCATACTACCCTTGCGACGCAACTGACCCGCCGCCGCAATAAATGTGTTCTCAGGCACCTCCTCTAACTGATCAAATGCGAAAAAACCCAGGTTCAATGACTTGATCCTCTGTATCGCATCACGCGAATCATCTAATGCCATATAAATAATCCGCGACCCATTCTTGAACTCAATCAAATGATCCACAGGCCGATGACGCCTTATCGTGTCACCAGCTATATCTAATAACTGCAATAACGTGGACTTCTTGAACGCATCTAATACCTTTCGACCCATTAACCCTAAATTGCCCTTGATCTCTACCGACTGCTTTATCGCCTCTACACACATCGCATCAGTCTTACCAGTACCAAGACTGCCCGCCATTAAATGATGCTTCGTGTAACCAGTATACAAATGATACTCCTCCTGATGCGATAAAGGCTCGCTGGGCGAGCCGTCCTCATCAGTGTAGCCTATGTAAATGTTTTCCTTATTCATTATTGCTGAGAACCTATCCTTACAGGTTTATTATTGATCCACTGAATAACCTTTGTGTTTTTTTCCATCCCCGGCTGGTAATACTTGGACTCAATAGAAAAAGTAGGATGTCCGGGTATCTTGTATCTGTCCGTCAAATGTATACCACGCTTCATTGGCTTACTAGCTTCACCACGGTTGTCTATCCAGTAACCACGGTAATCATAATGAGCATCTTTGTCATCAGGATTCATCCGAATCAACGGGCCGTGAACTTCCCTTACATACCTGTCAAACCAAACCTGGAACTCCTTTTCATCACCAGCACTTAATTTGGTCAGATAACTTTTATACGGTTTAACCTTCACGTTTTTCTCGTCAGCCTTAAAATAGGTGGATTGAATAGGAAAAGGTGTGCCAGCTTCGGCTAATTTTCTCGTAAAAGCTATATCTTTATATGTAGTGCCACGTTGTCCGTATGCACCACCACCCCCTTCCCACGCCTTTGCCTCAGATGGAAGAACAAACTCTGGAAAGAATTCGCGAATCATTTTATTGGCAAAAGAAGTAAGAGTCCTTGAACCTACTTGTTTAGCAAGAACTTGGGTCCCTTTTTTGAGGTCAAAATCGTCAGCAATCTGATATTCATATCCACCAGCAACCTGCTTTCGCCTTATGGTTGTTATTAGCCCTAAAGCATCGTGTAATGTTCGCCTCTCGGTACGTTCTCTCTGTTTTCCAGGGCCTTGTACCCATCCCTTCAAATGAATTTGTAGATGCTCCCATCCCTTCGATGCAGGAAATTTGGGGTTAGTTGAAGGTTTCCAACCAGATTGGCTATATGAGGTAGGCGGTGATTTCAATAAATATTCCCATTGATCAGATGATAACTCAAGTTTTCTCGGCTTGCCTTCACCACCAAGAAAATGTGCCATCAATCTTCCACCCTGAATACTGGCAAGAGATGGATCACCTATAAACTCTCCGAATTGTTCATCACTAAGGCGCTCGACTATTTTATGCACTAATTTCTTCCGCTTCTCAAGCGATAAAAACTTGGAATATTTAATTGAAGAAACCACATCCTTGAACCATTCAGGCATTGCGCGTTTACTTTCTGTCATTACGCTTCCGCCCAATCTCCTAGAAATAAAGCGTCTACCTGACTGGTAGATACATCTAAAACTTCCATCGCACTTATATATACCTCCGGCGGGATGTAATCAGTAGCACCCTCAGAATGCAATACGGTAAATAATAAATTGAGACTGGACATTATTTCACCAATAAGATCCACTACCTCCATACGCATATCAGCCGTCACTACCCTTTAACTCCTTCTCACGCTCGGCAATTACCTTCGCCCTTTCCTTTATCGGCGTACCAGCTACCATTACGTTTACCTGCGTCTGCTGAACACCACCACGCTCACGATACCTGTCAGGCGCTAATGCCTTTAACTGAAACGCACGCTCAGAAAAATTCTTGTCCACTAACGCATTGCGGAAACTTACCCGCTCTAAATCCTCCAATCGCTCCGAATCGTGATGACCCTGTATCTGCTGCACCGCATACTTGAACATCGGCTCCTTGTTCATCACGTTGACAACACTGCGCGGATGAATACCAAACTCGTCAGCCGCCGTAGCTAAAAAACCACCACTATGATTCAAAATGCTCAAAAATTCCGCATACTTCGACGGCGGTAACTTGGACCGCTTTGACTCCTTACGTACCGTCGTCTTGAACCATTCATCATATAAAACAGACTGGCCCTGTGATGGATTGGATCGCGTAATAGACGTATTCACTTATGAGAATATACAACTTTTTGTACTGCAAATTCAAACAAAATTGCGATGCCAAAAAAAGTACGCTGGGAGTAAAAGCGATACATAGGGGGCGGGCGGGCGGCATACCCCCCCCGCCACGCGGTACAGTGAAAACGGCGGCGGGCGCTGGTAGAGATCTTTGAAACGTGGGTTGTTTGCTCTTATGGGTACTGAACAGCTGACCGCAATTTTGTACCTTTTTTGTACTGGCCAGCCAATTTTGGGCAGTGCGGCGGCGGCGATCGCTACGCGTGCGCATTTCGCACATATTTTGCCGCTTGTTAACAATTTCCGGGCAGTTCGCTTCTCGCTATGTCACAAAACCTGTCACACTTTTTGATAATGTAAAATAATCCTTGGACATACAATAGACTGTATATAATTTATAGACGC